ACTCTTAGAGAGTCAAATATTACAGTAGGAACTATTCATTCCGTAAAAGGAAGAGAAGCTACAAACGTTATTTTATGTGATGTATGGGGCTCTCTTTGCATGAAAAGCTATAAAAGTATGACCCCTTCTTTTAGAAGAGAAGAAATTAAATGTGCTTATGTGGGTGTGACTAGAAGCAAAAGAACTTTATATATGTATAGACCAATTCCTAATACCAGGTGGGGGGAAAATCATTTTCCTCTTCTAGAAAGGGAAAAGTATGACAGAACATGAGTCTTTTCAAATAATGGAAAGAGAACTTTATGGTGATGATAGTTATCTTTTCGCTGGAGATAAAAAAGAAGAAGAAGACGAGATTGACTTTTATCTAAGAATGAAGGGAAGATCGGATAAGAGAGGAAAAAGATGAGCGTATATAAAAAACAAATTGGAGGTAACCATTATTTAAAAATGAAAATTCAGCCGAGTGAGTTCATAAACAAAAACAAATTGCAATTTGCGGAAGGAAATGCTATTAAATATATCTGCAGACATGCATCTAAAGGAGAAATTAAAGATCTAGAAAAAGCAAAACATTATATTGATATGATTATTGATAGAGATTATGATGCTCAACATAAACCGTTGCCTTATGGTTTTACCTTAAAGGAAAATAAATAATGCAACGTCCTTTATTTAAACCTCAAACCGAATGGGTCCATCCCAATACTTTCCCGGATTTATCCGACCATGATGAAATTGCAATAGACTTAGAAACAAAAGATCCAAACCTAATTAAAATGGGACCAGGAACTTTTAGACAAGATGGAGAAGTTGTTGGAATAGCCGTCGCTGTTTCTAACTGGTCTGGCTACTACCCAATCGCCCATGAGGGTGGGGGCAACATGAATCGAAAGAAAGTTCTGAATTGGTTCGCTGATGTTCTTAAAACAGATTCTCTTAAAATATTTCACAACGCCATGTATGATGTTTGTTGGATTCAAAGTTTAGGTTTAAACATAAATGGAAAAATTGTTGATACTATGATTGCGACTTCTTTAGTTGATGAGAACAGATGGAAATACGATCTTAACTCTGTTGCTAAAGAGTTTACTGGAATGGGAAAAAATGAAACTGCATTACAAGAGGCTGCTGCTACATGGGGTGTAGATCCCAAAGGAGAAATGTACAAACTTCCTGCTTTATACGTGGGAGAGTATGCTGAAAAAGATGCTGAGATTACTCTAGCTTTATGGCAAGAACTCAAAAAAGAAATCTTGACACAAGACTTGCAAGCTATTTTTGATATGGAAACGGAATTATTTCCTTGCTTAGTGGAAATGAAGTCAAGGGGAGTAAAAGTAAATTTAGATCACGCGGAGCATGTATCAAAACAACTTGAAAAACAAGAAAATAAATTTAAAGAAGCCATAAAAAAAAGAGTGGGTTTTGTCCCGGATTTATGGGCCGCAAGAAGTATTGCAAAAGTTTTCGATTATTTAAAGCTAGAATATCCAAGAACAGAAAAAACTAAAGCACCTTCTTTCAAAAAACATTTTATAAAAAATCATGAAGAATATACAATCAGTTTAATTAACTCTGCAAGAGAGGCTAACAAAGCTAGAACTACTTTTATTGAGACAATTTATAGATATGTTCATAAGGGTCGAATTCATGCGGATATCAACCAATTAAGATCAGAGTTTGGTGGTACAGTAACAGGACGATTTTCCTATACTCATCCTAACTTACAACAAATTCCTAGATCTGGACAAGGTATGGGTGACCAATTAAGAGCTATCTTTGTTCCTGATCAAAAAGATCATAGGTGGGGTTGTTTTGATTATTCTCAACAAGAACCCAGGCTCGTTGTTCATTATGCTGCTTTACAAGGTTTACCTGGCGCAAATATATTCGTCGATGCATATAACAAGGATGATGAAGCTAAAACAACTTGGGATGGTAACAATGTTCAAGGAGAATCTCCAGCAGAAAAGATAGAAAGATTAGCCCCAAAACCAAAAGACACGGACTTCCACAAAATAGTTGCAGATATAGCAGACATTCCGAGAGATCTAGCAAAAACTATTAATCTTGGTAAGTTTTATGGTATGGGAAAAAATAAACTAAAGGCAGAGTTAAGTGTGGGAGATGATAGAGCTCAAAAGATTATAGACTCTTATGAAGAGAAGGTGCCTTTCGTAAAACAGCTTACTCTTCAAGTTTCTCAAAGAGCCCAGGACAGCGGACGCATAAGAACTCTTTTGGGAAGACTGTGCCGTTTTCCTTTGTGGGAACCTAGTTCTTTTGGAATCCATAAACCTTTAAAGCACGAAGCAGCGCTCGCGGAACACGGACCAGGGATTAGAAGAGCTTTTACCTACAAAGCTTTAAATAAATTAATTCAAGGATCAGCGGCAGATATGATTAAAAAAGCTATGATTAATTTACACAAAGAAAAAATAATTCCTTTAATACAAATACACGATGAATTAAACATATCTGTAGAAAGTAAAGAACAATCCGAAAAAGTTATAGAGATTATGGAGCAAGCCGTAAAACTAAAAGTTCCCAATAAAGTTGATTATGAAGTAGGAGAACATTGGGGTTCCATACAGAAGGATATTTCAAATGAAGAGGATTAAAGAGCTTTTATCTGTGAAAAACGATGATAATAAAATTGAAATTGAGGCAGAAATATATAATATACTTGACTCACAAATGGAGGAAATATGGAACAAGCAAAAAAATTATGGGCATTAATATTAGCTCATAAAAAGATTTCTATTGCGGTAGCAGTAGTAGTTGTTTTAATTATAATCGCAACCTAGAGCTTTATGTTGAATGGCTTATCTGAATGCAAACATACCTGCAACGTATGCGCAGGTCAGGAGAGAATATCTCTATGACCTTAAAGAACACCATGGAGAAGTGGAAGACTGCTTACTTTT